GAATAAAGGGGGGGGAAAGGGGGAAAGTGAACCGCCAAAAAACCCCCAAAATTGTGAAAGGATTTTGAACGCTCAGGACGTGGAATATTTGGCGTCAAAATGTACGGCGGTGATTGCTCGTTATTTGAACCCAATGGAATTGGAGCGCATGAATAGTTCAAATGCCTTGAAACAGAGCGCGGGCGTTATGGCTAAATTATTGCAAGCGGGTTATACTAACGAGCATATTTTGCAAGCGGTTACGGACGCCGCAAACGACCCATTTTGGCGTAAACAGTTCCGTAGTTTGCTCAAATTGACGCGCAAAAACAAAGACGGCGTCATGTATATTGATGTATTTCTAGCATTGAACCAAAACAACCACAAATTACCACAGCAAAGAAAAAAAATAATAGTGTAAATATATGAGTTATCAAGTAATTACAACGGATATTGCGCAGGCCTCAGTATATGGAACGCGCGTTAAACCGCCCAAAAAGACAACAACCGAATTATTAAGAGAGGAAAAGGCCCGTTTATTTGGTTCACCCGTTGCGGAACCCATGAAACGCGGACCAAAGCCACGGGAAAACGTAAAATATGAATTGAAACGCGGAACACTCAAAAATTACGGGCGTAAATGCCAAGCAAAAGAATACAAATTACCGGATTATGGGCGGGCATGGCGTTGGAAAAAATTCATATTAAACACGCCCGAGCATAACGACGCAATTGATTTAATTGTCAATGAGTTAACGCACGATTTTGCAAACGCATTTGAGTTGGAACCCGAGCAATTACGGAGCGCCAACAAAGATTACCACATAACACGCGTGCGCAATTGTTTACATGGGTTTTTATATGCCCATTTTGATATTAACGGTGACGATTTGGTACGTAATTTTCCCTATGCTGATAAACAGCAATTTAGGGAGCGTTACCGCCAATTAAAATATTTATTGCAATGGGTATATTTTGCCCGGCCAATTTCCAAAATTTACAAAAAGCATAAAGAGATATTGCATTATGAGTACAGGAACGGAAAGCAAATTATACGCCATAGGTAGTTTGGCTGAAATGGCGGCGGACGTTGACGGCGTACATGGTTACGTAGTTACCCCCGACCGCTCGGTTAAATGGTCCGAACAAATACGCCGCGAACGGTTGCAATTATTTGGCCGTGGGAAATATGTGGAAAATGAGGAGGCAAACCCTTTTGTTTTAAACATGCCCCCAAATTCAATGCGCAATATATCGGCCTATGTGGACGCGCTCAGATTGTTTGTAGAGGACAAAGAGAATAAAACCATACAAACATTATACGGGCGCAAATTAAACCCCAAGGGGCACCACGCCCGCGCGTTTTTAATCATATTGCGTCATGGGTTTGGGTTGCAAAAATTACATATTTGCAAAACGTACGAAATTAAACACAAACATTACGTTTATATTATGCACATGTATAAACAGCATTTGACTCAGGACCCCGCGTTTATGGATGCAATAACGGAATGTTTAGAGCATTTGGAGTCATTAGTATTATGAATTTCAGAGACTATAATATAACGGGTTTGGATATTGAGGGCCCCGACGAACAACGGACGTTGTGCCCCCAATGTTCCCACGAACGCCGTAAAAAGACTGAGAAATGCCTAGCCGTTAATATTAGTGAAAAAACGTGGTTTTGTCACCATTGCGCGTGGGGCGGTTCCCTTGGTTCCGCTCAGTACAAAGGGGGCACGAACAAGCAAGCGTTAACACATATTGAACGCCCGCAAAATAACTTAAATGCTGAGTGGGTCCAATGGTTTCAAAGCCGTGGAATTACGCATGATATATTGGAGCGTAACCGCGTTGGTATGGAAATACGCAAAGGCATGGAATATGTTAGTTTTAATTACTTTGTTGGTGAATTGTGCGTAAATGCCAAAATGCGCACAATGGACAAACAGTTTACCCAAACGCCCGGCGGTTTCCGTACATTGTATAAATTGAATGATTTACAATGGGCCACATATTGCGTTATATGTGAGGGTGAAATCGACGCGTTATCATTTGAGGCCGCGGGCGTAATAAACGCCGTGAGCGTGCCCGACGGAGCCATAAACCCCGACGCTCTCAGAGTGGACGGCAAAATGGCATTTTTGGAAAATTGCGTGGACGCCTTGGACGCAATGGAAACTATATTTTTGGCATGTGATGCGGACGGGCCGGGGCTCAGATTAACCGACGAGTTGGCGCGCCGTTTGGGCCGTGAGCGTTGTAAGGTTGTCAAATACCCCGAGGGTTGCAAAGATGCAAACGACGTATTGGTACAACACGGGGCGCAAACCTTGTTTAATTGCATTGCAACGGCCGAGCCGTTCCCATTGGACGGGGTGGTGAATATATCAGACGCCATAGCCAAATTAGAGGAAATTAAGATAACAGGATTTCCCGACGGAGCCGTAACACACACGTTTTTGCAATTTGATGACATTTTTAAATTTTTCCCCGGTCAATTGACAATAGTAACGGGTATTCCGTCGCATGGTAAAAGCGGGTTTATAGATAACGTATTAGTAACATTGGCTCGTAATCATTCATGGAAACACGCGGTTTTTTCACCTGAAAACCCGCAATATGAAATGTGGGTAATTAGGTTGTTAGAAATAGCAAAGCAAAAACCGTTTTTCGGAGCCGAGGGCCTAACATTAGATGAAATACGGCCCGCCGTTACCGCATTGGCTCAGTATTTTTATTTGATACAGCCGAGCGAACAATATACGTTGGAGGTTGTCATGGCAACCGCAAAACAGTTATTACGTAGATTTGGTATAAACACGCTTGTTATTGACCCGTGGAATAACTTAGAGGTTCAATTGCAAAGAGGTGAAAGTGAGGTAAGTTACACGGCTCGCGTTTTGGTGAAATTACGCATGTTTGCGCGCCAAACAGGAATACATGTAATATTGATTGCGCACCCGCGTAAAATGGCAAAGGATTTAAACGGGTTTTATGAGGTTCCAACGGCGTACGATATTAGCGGGTCGGCTCATTTTTACAATGTGGCGGACAATATTCTAAGTGTTTACCGTGAAATGCCCCGCGACGGCGTGGACCCGAGGGAATTAAAAAGCTCAGTATACGTGCAAAAGGTGAAAACGAAATATACGGGCGCCATTGGCTCAGTAGATTTCACATTTGACAAAAATACGCAAACATACCACGAATATTACGGAGCCGAGCCGTATGGATTTTAACAACACATTTGAATACGATTTGAATATCGGCCAACAATATGAGCGCAAATTTGCGGGCATGTTAGAGGGCAAAATAGAAATAAAAACGGACCGTATTGCACATAATACGGGTAATATGTTTATTGAATATCAGAGCCGTGGGAAACCGTCGGGAATAAGCACGACACATGCGGATTATTGGGCGTATTGCGTACCGTTGGCGCCCATTAAAAGTATATTTGTTATATTGCCCGTTACTGAGTTGAAACGGTTGGCCCGTGAATATTACGAGGCGGGCAAAATACGGGATTGTGGCGACGGTAACACGTCGCGTTGTGTTGTTATTCCAATTACTGAGTTATTTGTATATGCAAAAAGATAGATTAACAGAGGCCGTGCATATTTTGCGCCATTTTAGCGAGTGGCGGTTAGGGGCTGAAATACCAATGATACGCCCCGAGGACGTAACGGCGGCTCTTGCTATCATTTTGCAATATTTTGAGCAAACCCATGGCAAAAAATAACAACGCATTAAACGACGCGGTTTTCCGTGCCATGTGCAAAGAGTACGGAATATCCATTGTAAGTGAGTTTCATTTTGCATTGAATTACGGGCGTAAATGGCGTTTTGACTATGCCATATTAGACCAAAAAATAGCAATAGAAATAGAGGGCGGCGTATGGATTGGAGGCCGTCACACGCGTGGGTCGGGTTTTGTAAAAGATATGGAAAAATATAACCAAGCGGCCGTAATTGGTTGGCGCGTGCTCAGGTTCACGCCTCAGGAAATTCACAAAGTAGAAACATACGATTTAATAAAACAATGTTTGGAGCAAAGAACATGAAACACGGTAGTTTGTTTAGTGGAATTGGTGGTTTTGATTTGGCCGCAGAGTGGGCGGGTTGGGAAAATGTATTTAATTGCGAAATAGATAAATTTTGTAAAAAAGTTTTAAAACATTATTGGCCAAATGCCCAACAATTTGAGGATATTACAAATGCAGATTTTACAGAATGGAACGGAAAAATTGACGTGTTGTCCGGAGGTTTCCCTTGCCAACCGTATAGCGCAGCGGGCAAAAGAAAAGGGAAAGACGACGCCCGTCACCTATGGCCCTCAATGCTTAGAGTTATACAGCAAGTTCGCCCCCGTTGGGTCGTGGGAGAGAACGTTTACGGGCTTGTTTCTTGGAACGGTGGCGCCGTATTCGACGAGGTGTGCGTTGACTTGGAAAATAATGGTTACGCCGTTTGGCCGGTTGTTTTTCCGGCTTGCGGCGTCAACGCGCCGCACCGAAGAGACCGGGTTTGGTTTGTTGCCTACTCCGAGGACAGTAATGCCAATAGACTCACAGAATACGCAAATAATTGGCAACCAATCAATACGAGCGAACGGCAAAAGGTTTGGGGCGAATTTGGAGGCAATGGCTCAGAAAAGATTACTACCGACTCCGAGAGCGTTTTGCTACAAAGACAGTGCAGTGGACAGAGGCAAGGGAAATTTAGGCGAGGTAACTGGGACGGGTTCCCGACTGAGTCCCCGATTTGTAGCGGAGATGATGGGATTTCCTACGGATTGGACGGAATTACCTTTCCAAAATGGCGAAACGAAAGTATAAAGGCGTATGGAAATGCAATTGTCCCACAGGTTGTTTACGAAATATTTAATGTAATAAATAAATTTGAGGATTAAACAATGAGCATATACAATGAGCAATTTTACGCGTACCAAATTAACGGCGCCACTGAGTCCGCTAAACAGGTTGTCCCGTTAATTTTCAAAATGTACGGGCCACAATCAGTTATTGACGTTGGGGGCGGTGCGGGTGCGTGGTGCGCTCAGTTTGACGCCATGGATATTAACGCCGTATGTTTGGACGGTGATTACGTGCCCAAAAACATGAGGGTAAATAAGCATTTTTTAGAACATAACTTATTAACTAAATTGCCAAATGATAAACGGTACGATTTGGCGTTATGTTTAGAGGTTGCGGAACATTTGCCCGCAGAGCGCGCGGAAACGTTCGTAAAAGAGTTAACAGCATTGGCGGACGTTATTGTATTTTCCGCGGCCGTACCGGGCCAAGGTGGGACAAACCACATAAATGAGCAACCGCATGAATATTGGCATAATTTATTTTCTGAGTGCGGATATAAAAAAGAGGACGTTTTGCGGTTAGGCGTGGCGGGTTTGGACCGTGTGGAGTGGTGGTATAAACAAAACATTTTCACATATAAAAAGCAAAAATAAATAACGGGGTTAGGTGGCGAAATGGCAAACGCAGTAAACTTAAAATTTACTAACTTATGTTTTGCGGGTTCGAGTCCCGCCCTAACTACAATGAATGATATAAACCGCAATAACTACAATTATTCCGTTTATTGAATGATTAAAACAGCATAAACAACCATATTGGAGCAAAGGCAATGTTAGTAAAAGTAAGTGGCGTTATTGAAGATTTGGGACAAACCCAACAAATTACGGACAAAATGCGTAAACGTGATATTGTGGTAAAAACCACGGGACAATACCCGGATTATATCAAATGCGAGGCGGTTAACGACCGTATTGCGCCAACGGAGATTTTACGCGTTGGTGATTACGTAACAATTAACGCCGCAATTGGCGGACGCAAAGCAATAAGCAAAACCACGGGCCAAACAATGTATTTTACGTCGGTTAAAATACTGAGTGTTGAAACCGAGCCAATTGCGGAAAATTCCATACGAAATTTAGAAGCGCCGTTTTAATGATTTACCGTTACACAGAGCCACAGTTAATGGCATGGCATGGCACGGGCGGGCATTTCACATGTAACATTGTGTATAATGGCGCCCCCGCCGTTTGTCATTTGACACAGGCGCAAAGCGCTTGGAAATTTGTAATTTACGACGCCATGGGCAAATATATTGTACAATATAAATTCCGTGACGTTTCATTACATGAGGCGCAAACAAAAGCAGAATACATAGTTAATATGGAACCGTAATGTTAAACGTGATTATACCATACAGAGACCGCGCGGAACATTTGGCAATATTTGTTCCATACGTTACGGCGTATTTGGACATGTGTAATATTTACCACAGAATATACGTAATTGAACAAGGGGGCGGGTGGCGCCCGTTTAACCGCGGGGCCTTGTTAAATGCGGGGTATAAGATTGCACAGGAATTTGACACGGCCCGCGTGCGTTGGTTTGCGTTCCATGACGTAGATATGTTACCAATAACGGCCAATTACTCATATTGCGAGGCCCCAACGCATTTGGTTACGGACGCGTCGCAATTTCCCGGGGGCGTACCCTATGAGTCTTATTTTGGCGGGGTGACGTTATTCAATGCAAAAGATTTTGAGGACGTTAACGGATATTCCAACGGTTATTGGGGTTGGGGCTCAGAGGACGACGACATGTTACGGCGGTGCCAAAAAAGCGGGTTAAACACGGTGCGCCGTGAGGGTGGTGTGTTCCGTAGTTTGCAACATGAGCGCGCAATTGATATAGAATTAGCCACGGCAAATTATGAGAGGTTAACACGCGGAACCGATAACACGCGTGACGGGCTGAGTACATTAGATTTTGAGGTAATTGGGGAACCAATATTGGGACCCGATATATATAAATTCACAATAGAATTATTATAGGAGATTTGCAGTTATGCAAGCAGTAAAAACGTTTGTTCCGTTGTTTGTTGGGGCATTTGTGGCGGTTTACGTGACGTTCCAAGGTGACGGAATGTTTAGTACGTTTGCCGTTGGTTTGGCCAAATATGCGTTGGCCGTAACGGGGGCATGGTTTGTAGATACATTTCTAATATCGGAGGTTAACACGCGTGAAATTTTGGCAAAAAATCCTATTGCATACGCTATTTTTGTTTCCGCTAATATCATTACCGCGGCTCTTTGCTTTGGAGCGGCTTAACACGCTCAGTATTGCGCGTGGTTTCATTGGCGTAAAAGAGGATTGGGGGACAAACCGCGGTTATTGGGTTAACCGTTTTTTGTTAACGGCAAAGAGCAAACCCGGGAACCAATGGTGCGCCGCGTTTGTGGCGTTTTGCCTAGACTCTGCGGGGGTCAAATCATTAAAAGTGCGGGGCGCGTTGGCGCGTTCGTATGTGAGGCCAAACAGCATTAAAGCCACAGAGGTTTTAACGCGAGGTTTGGAAATTCCCCCCGGTTCCATTGTGGTATGGCGCCGTGGAAATACGATATTTGGGCATGTGGGGTTCGTAGAGAAATGGAACGGCAAAAGCGGGGTAACAATAGAGGGCAACACGTCGTCGGGGCTCAGAGGGTCACAAAACGACGGGGACGGAGTGTATAGACGGACGCGGACCATAAGCCCGTACAATTATTTCCGTATAACTGATTTCACCATATACGAATAACCGTTTTTTTGCATTAGAGTAAATTTGTATTTTCCCGTAAACCCATTGCGGGTTTCTTTGCTATGCTCCAAACAAGCGGGGTTATTTGTGTTTATGAATAACCCCGTTTTAATATATGCTTTAAACATGGACACACAAATAGAATTATTACGTAATGTGTTGGCCGCTATGGTTTCCGCGGGCACGATTATATTTTTTTTATTGCGTTATTTCAAAAAAGAGCGCATTGAACAAGCCCACCACATTGCTCAAATCATCAAGTTAACCGCCGATAACGTATTTAATTCGGCTCAGTTAGAAACAAGGGTAATAACGCTCGAAAAACAAGAACGCGAAAATAGCGAATATATGAGGCGTTCGTTTAATAAATTAAATGAGCGCTTGGACCAAATATTTACAATTATTGCGCAAAAAGACCAATGAAATTTGGCCTAAAATATTGGAACGAACCGACGCCCCGAAAAATACGGCGCATTGCGGGCGCATTGTCCGCATTGGGAATTGCGGGCTCAGGTTTTGCGTATTTACGGGAAAATATTCCGTTAGCCATTGGCTTGTTATCATGCGCAACGTTGGGCGCGTTTGTTTCTAAACTATTTGCGGAAAACCCATAATATGAAACGCGATAAATTTAATATTGTTATTTACAAGGGTGAAACATATAACACGCTTGTTTCATTGAAAAATAACGCGGGCGCCCCAATAAGTTTAACAGGGGCAACCATTACCGCAGAGGCAAAGAGCAAAAGCACCAACGCAACCGTTTTTACGTTCGTTTGCTCAGTACAAAGCCCCGCAACGGGTGGCGAATTTATGTTAAGTGTCCCCGCGGCCGGTTCCGCTAATTTGACCCCACAAAAAAACCTAAGTTACGACGTTAAAATAGCATGGGCAGGCGGGGACGTTAAATATTGGTTAGGTGGTGACGTAGAAATAAGGGACACGGTGACCGCATGAGCGTCTCAAATGATAACGTTAGTGTAAATACATACCCCCAAGCCGTTACGCTCAGTATAAACGATTTAACGGGGGAAATATCGGTATTTACGCGGCCCCAAAACGTTGTAATTGAATTTAACGGGGCATTGTCAACAAGTGCGGGGGCGTTTATTATTGGGGAAACCCCAAACGGAGCCGTAAACGGTTCCAACGCAACGTACACGACCGCCCAACAATTTGAACCCGCGAGCGTTTCCGTATTTATCAATGGCGTTAATATCATTAATGGCGTGGATTACATAACCACGGGGACAAATACAATTATTTTGAACGTGAGCCCCGTCGTGGGTGATTATGTGCGGATTAACTACAAAATAGGATAAAAAAATGGCTGAAACAACAATAGCAGGGCGCCAAATACGGGACGGTGCGATAACCAATGCAAAGGTAGCGGCGGGGGCCGCCATTGATACGTCTAAATTAGCGGACGGCGCCAATTTCGTGAAAAAAGACGGAACCGTAACGTTAACGGGAAATTTGGATTTTGGAAATAACAAAGGGGTAAACATTGCAACCCCAACGGCCAACGGTGACGCCACAAACAAATCGTACGTAGACGGTTTAATAGCGGCTTTACCGAGTGCGTACAAATACCGTAACGTACACGCCGCAACAACGGGTGATATTAATTTAAGCAACCCCGGAACCGCAGTTTTTGACGGTCACACGCTTTCAAGTGGTGAACGTTTGTTAGTATGGCAACAGAGCGCGGCCGCGAGCAACGGTATTTACGTTTTTAACGGTGCGTCGTCGGCGTTAACACGCGCCACAGACTCAGACGCATGGGACGAGTTAACGGGAACGCTTGTTTATGTGGACGCGGGCACGTTATACGGCGACAAACGATTTTATTGCACGTCAAATACGGGCGGAACATTAGGAAGCACGGCGGTTACTTACGTGCAAGATTTGGCGGGTACATTGTCCCCGGGTAACTTTGTTACTGAGGAAACCCCAAGTGGAACAATTAACGGCTCAAATACGACGTTTACACTTGCAAACACGCCAACAAGCGGAACGGTTAAACTATATTTAAACGGCGTACGACAAAAGAGCGGCGCGGGTAATGATTACACGATAAGTACAAACACGATTACAATGACAACCGCTCCCGTAAGTGGTGACGTATTGATAGTGGACTATATGAAGTAACATGAGTGAGCAATAGTAATGCCAATAACGAAATTAAAAAACGGCCAATTGCCCGACACCATAAGCAGTAAAACCGTAGATAACACGAACGATATAAACACGACCACGACCCGCCTAAAAATTACGGGCGGGTCCAATGGTCAGGTTTTAAGCACGGACGGTAGCGGTAATTTGTTTTGGATTTCAGTAAGTAGCGGGGACATTGATATGGGCACGTTATACGATTTCGGAACATTTGGCGAACCCGCAAATTACAATTTAGATATGGGAGCAATTTAATATGGCATTAAAACTAAGACGCGGAACAAATGCAGGACGCACCGCAATAACGCCCGCCGAGGGTGAACCAATATTTACAACGGACACAAAAGAGTTGTACATTGGCGACGGGTCAACGGCGGGGGGTATTAAAATTACGGGCGGTTTGGCGGATGGAGACAAGGGGGACATAACCGTAAGTTCGTCGGGGAATACATGGACAATTGACAATGATGCAATTACGTACGCAAAAATGCAAAACGTTAGTACGGGCTCTAAATTGTTGGGCCGCGGTGACGGTGGCGCGGGTGACGTGCAAGAAATAACATTAGGCACGGGGTTAACCATGACGGGCACCACTTTGGCGACAAGCGGCGGGGGCGTGTCCGACGGAGACAAGGGAGACATAACGGTAAGTGGAACGGGCGCCACGTGGACAATTGACAATGATGCGGTTACGTACGCAAAAATACAAAACGTTACGAACACGTCACGTTTATTGGGGCGTGCGTCGGCGGGCGCGGGTGATATTGAGGAAATAACAATTGGTAGTGGTTTGTCATTAACGGGCACGACAATTTCTGCAAGTGGTGGCACGGGTTCACCTGATTTTGTTGTAACAAAAACAGCGGACGAAACCGTAAATAATAGTGCAACGGTGCAACCTGATAACCATTTATTTTTTACCCCCACAACAATTGGCATATATCGTTGGGAATTGTGGCTTATAGTTAGAAAATCAAATGCGGGGTTACAAGGTTTGAAAGTGGAAATGTCCGCAGGCGGTAATGGTTCGTGGGGCGCATCATGGACGCAACCCGTAACCGTTGACGCGCAAGGGTTCCGCGTAAATTATAGTTTGTGGAGCACAAGCGAAAGGCAGGCAATGGTAATTTATGGAACGGGTAGATTTGGCGGGGCGGGGAGCATTGCATTTAGATGGGCGCAAGAAACAGAGGACTCAAATGCAGTGGTCGTTATGACCGGTTCACAATTGATAGGATGGAGGGTAGGTTCGTGATATTGACAATAGAAAAACAAACCGAGGCAATAAATGACAATGGCGTTCCTGTAATGTTATGGAAATTTATAGATAAAAATGGCAATTTATGGAACACGGAAACGGGCATAAATGGAACAGAGGACGACGCCAAACAAATCATTTTGCAAAGCATAGCAAATAATGGCTAAAAAGCAAATAAACGATTTTATACGCCCCAAGGTGACGCGTGACGAGTACGAGCGCGTGTTACACAGGCGCAACGGTTTGGCATATACGGCGGTTCCTGATTATTTGGCGGATATGCCCGACGGACGCGACGAGGTTGCGCCCCCTATTAAATTAGAGGGTAAAACGGCCGTGTTATCTGATATTCATTTCGGAATACATGATAAGCAGGCGGTAATTGCGGCGGTTCAATATGCACGCTCAGAACAAGTAGAAAACATAATTTTAAATGGGGATATATTAGACGGAGCCCGTATATCAAGACACCCCAAAAACCCAAATATGCCTAAGTTTTTGGACGAGCTCGAAATGGTGAAACCGTTTTTACGTGGATTACGTGCGGATTTCCCGAGCGCCCGTATTATATTCAAAGCGGGCAACCATGAGGACAGACTAGAAGCGTATTTAATGGCAAACGCTCAGGAAATGGCGGGGCTTGTAGATTGGACAAAGTTATTAAATTTAACGGACGTTGGCATAGAGTTTGCGGAAACGTCGCAATTTATGAGGGTTGCGGACACCCATATAATTCATGGGCACGAGGTAAAAGTAGGTGGGGGCGTTAACCCCGCACGCGCGTTATTGCTCAAAACATTAGAGACAACCGTAATGGGGCACGTTCACCGTACAAGTTTCTCACATGGTAGGGGATTGGGTGGTAAATACATTAAAACATACACCACGGGTTGTTTATGCAAGTTACGCCAAGGTTACATGCCCCATAGCAATAGTAACCATGGTTTTGCAATTGTCCAAGCGGACGGAGCCGTACGCAATATGTGGATTAATAACGGGGTTGTGGAATGAGGCTAAATATCTATGGCATTACGCTCATAATGGTTGGGGGTTTGTGTCTATTGTTAGGCGTTCACCTTGGACGCGGTTGTAATGCCCCACAGGGCACGAAACATACACGGGACACAGTTACGGCCGTAATTGAACGCCCCGTTACCGTACGGGACACCGTGCGCGTAAAATCGGTAATGGTTAAACATAAAGACACAACGTATTTCATTGAACGCCCCGTAAATATTCCATGCGGGGACACGTCGTTTATTGCTCAGGCGGATAGCGTGATAACAACCACAAAGGACACCGTAAATATGGCATTTGCGTATAATAAGGGCAAAGCCAATTTTAGTTTGGTATTCAGGCCCCGCCCCGACTCAGTACAAACAATTACGGTTCCCGTACCCACTGAGAATAACAGCGCGTGGACATGGGGACCCGTAGCGTTTGCACTAGGTACGTTACTAGGTATTTGGGGCGCAAGGCAATGACGGTTCCAATTAAAAAGATTAAACCAAACCCACGGAACCCGCGCACGATTTCACGGGACAAATACGCCAAACTAAAAACAAGTTTACAAGCGTTCCCGGATATGCTAAACAAACGCCCTCTCATTGTCATTAGTGACCATGACGGTACGTTTATGGTATTAGGTGGTAACATGAGGTTAAAGGCCGCAAAGGAATTGGGGTTTACTGAATTACCCGTGATATTGGCGGACGATTGGACCCCCGAGCAATGCGCCGAGTTTTTAGTAAAAGACAACGTAAGTTACGGGGAATGGGACCATGAGCAATTAGCAAACGAGTGGGACGAAATACAGTTAGAAGCGTGGGGGTTAGATTTACCCGTTAATACAGAGGAAAACGGCCCGCAAATAGAGGCGGACCAAGACAAGCAAACAAACACAATAACGCTAGAATATACGGCGGACGATTACGCACGCGTAAAAAGCCAATTGGCTGAGATAGCAAGCACGCCGGAACAAGCCGTATGGGTATTATTGGGGAATAAATAAAATGGCGTACGACAAGAAAAAAGTATATGCCCAAACATTGGAAATAATAGAGAAACACGCCCTCATATTTATTGAGGATATTGTAGCGTTGTTACCGCTCAGGAAACAAACGTTTTACGATTTTTTCCCTATTGGTAGTGACGAAATGGACAATATTAAAAGCGCGCTCGAAAAAAACCGCGTGTCCATGAAATCGAACATGAGAAAAAAATGGTATAAGTCCGATAACCCTACGTTGCAAGTGGCGTTAATGAAACTAATAGCAAATGAGGACGAAGCGGCTCGACTCTCAGGACAAACCCGTGATAACACAAATGCTAATAAAATGGTATTTGTATGGGGTGGTAACAATGAGGCCGACAAGTGAAACGCGTAATAGCAGAGCCACACGCAAAACAATTGGAAATAGTGAATAACCGTAAGCGGTTTAACGTGGTACGAAGCGGGCGACGGTTTGGCAAAAGTTACCTAGCATTTGCCCTTGCTATCGAAAAAATGTTACAAGAGCCGGGCACCAATGTGTTATACACGACCCCAAGTTACAAAGAATTACAAGGGCGTTACAAAGAGGCCGTGAAACTGTTTACCCCGTTAGGCGCCACAATCAAGTGGGGGGAAATAACATTGAACGGCTCCACGCTCACGTTAACGGGTATATGGCGTGCGGACGGGCTCAGAGGTAACGCATTTCACCGCATGATATGTGACGAGTGGGCGTATTGTGAAAACGCTCAAAACGCATGGGAAGAGGTTTTAAGCCCAATGCTCACAGATTATGAGGGCGACGGTTATTTTTTTTCCACGCCAAATGGCAAAAACCATTTTTCTGAGTTGGACAATTTTAGTAATTTATACACAGATTGGGCGTCGTTTCATTATACCACATACGATAACCCCCGCATGAAACATGCGGAAATTGAACGACAACGGCTCATATTACCAAGCGTTGTTTTTGCTCAGGAATATTTAGCCGAGTACGTGGACCGAGGGGCCGCAAAGATTAAACGGGAATGGCTCAAAATTGACAACACAAAAAAGCCCGTTACATTTTACATGGGCGTGGATTTGGCGATAAGCCAAAAAGAAACGGCTGATTATACGGCGTTGGTGGTTATTGGGTTAACAGAGGATAAACAGGTGGTTGTAGTTGACGCGTTCCGCGACCGCATGACGTTTGTAAACATTGGGGCAAAGGTTATCGAATACGCAAACAAATGGAACCCCAAGGTTATTGCAATAGAGAACAACCAAGCCCAAGCGTGGTTGGTCCAAGAATTGAAACGAAACACGACGTTAAACGTGGTTGGAATGAGGGCGGACCGTGATAAAGTTATACGATTTCAGCCCGTAGAGGCACGATATGAGCGCCGCGAGGTATTCCATTATGGAACGTTACCACCTGAGTTTACAGAGGAATTACTAAGTTTTACGGGCACCGCACAGGACAAACACGACGATTACGTGGACGCATTGGGTTACGCGTTTGCATCTATTAAAAAGACACCGGGCGTATTTACATGAGTATATTGGACGACATTAGGCAAAGGATTGCAGACGCGGTTTTACCAAGCCAAAAGCGCGGTTTGTTACCATACGACCGTATGGGCAACCAACGTAACATTGGTTCCGTGAGCGCGGGGAATGAAACAGAGGCCTCGTTACGTGGAACCGTCTTTGCATGTTTACAGCATAGGGCAAACGCTCTCAGTGCAATTAAATTTAATACGTTCAAGGAGCAAAATTTTGACCGCTCAGAATTGGGCGCGGACCATTGGGCCTCACGTCTGTTAGCAAACCCAAACCCGTATTTTGTGCGCTCTCAGATTTATTCCTATATTGAAAATTGGTTATCTATTAACGGTAACGCGTTTATTTGGACGCCGACCAACGGTTACCATGTACCGTTACAAATGTGGGTATTGAACCCGACGCGCGTACGCATCATTAAGGGTTCCGAAAAATTTGTAGACGGTTACATATACCAAAGTGCTCAGGACGGAAACATACATATACCCGAGCGTGAAATGGTCCATTTGGCTCGTATTCACCCCGCCGCACGCCCCGAGGAAATTGTGGGAATGAATATGTTAGGCGTTGGGTTGGTTACGGCCGCCTTGGAATATGCGAACATTGATAGAGAGGTTAGTGCATATTTGCAACGGTTATTTGAAAACAATACCGTTCCGCCATTGATAGCAGAGCACCCCGACACCGTGGACCAAGAAACATGGGAGCGGATTAAAAACGGTTGGAACGAGGCGCTCCCTAAATATAAACTACGTGCGTTGTTACACGGGGGAATGAAACTAAATTTACCGCCCAAGGGTGAGTTGTCCATAAGTTACGACGCCGTAAGCGCCGACACACGTTCCCAAATTGCTCAGGTTTTCGGCGTGCCCCCGGGCATGTTAACGGGGGAATTTCAAAACCGCGCAACCGCAGAGGTTCAATTTCAGATATTTAGACAAAACACAATTGACCCCGAGGCGTTGTACATTGCAGAGGAATTAACGCGCCATTTCCGTAGATATGAGGACGACGTTTTAATTGAACCCGAGCCGTATGTTTACAAAGATTTGGACGCCGATTTGAAACAAGAGGAATTTCAATTGCGTTGGGGTATCAAGACAATTAACGAGGCGCGTGCGGAACGTGGATTTACGCCCGTTCAAAATGGCGACGTTCCGTTAATTGCTCAAGGGTTTTTGCCATTAGATATGGCAACGGGCGGACAACCGCAAACGAAGCCCGCGCAAATAAGCACAAACGCCCCACAATTGCCCGTGGCGCGTCGTAGTTTCCCGTATAATACCAATGAGGCCCGCGCTGATTTCTGGCGCAATTACGACGGGTTAACAACGGAAAACCAATTACGACTAGAAGACGCCACCGCAACCGCCATAAGCGAATTAAAAAAAAAAATAACGGACAAAGTTAATAGCGGACAAACGCAGATAGGTAGTATTGAACTGAGTGAGAAAACAGCGGACAAAATACAAAGCGTGATTAACGACGCGGTCCGCAATGTTTCCCAAACCGTGGCCACGCAATTAGAGGGCAACGCCGTACCGTTGGACGGTGAATACGGCAAAGCGTTACAAGGTTTGGCACGTGAGAGCGCGGACAAAATTACTGAGAGCATGGAAACAATTAAAACGGAAATGGCGGGGGTTATACAAGCAAACGCCATGAAAGATAAAAGCGAATTGCTCAGTATATTAACAAACCGTTTCGACACGGTTTACAGCCAAAGTAGATTGCGCACGATTGCAAACACGGTAAGCGCAAACGTTACGGCGGGTTCGCAATTGGCAACGTATAAGCGTTTGGGTTATACATACATTTGGTTAACAGAACAAGACAATAGAGTGCGGCCAAGTCACCAAATTATGGAGGGCAAAGAGGTTGACCCCGACGGTTTTTTTAGCGTGCCCGTAATGAAGAAAGGAATAACAGACGAGGGCGCCGTTGGTGAAATTATTGTTGGTTATGAGAAAACCGAGCGCCCGTTAGGTGGCGGGCTGAGTGCAAGCGGGGCGGTTAATTGCCGTTGTCAATTGTTCCCCGTGCAAAGACAAACAACCGAAACGGTAACAGTCCAAAAACCAAGCACAGGAACAAGCGCGCCAAATGCTCCGAGCGGTTCCAATGTACCGCGTGTTATTGCGGGCGGACGTGGCGGGCAATTAAAAGCCGTAACGGATTTTGAAGCTAAATACAGAAACCTAAAAACCCACGAAATGGGTATGGTCACGGATTACGACGGAAACGTAATTGCAGAGGTAACGGGCGAAAAAAGCAGCGTTTCGGTTTACAAAGGAATGACGCGTGAACAAATGGGCGCATTGACAAAAGCGGGAAATACTGTATTGACTCATAACCACCCAAGCGGGTCGTCGTTTTCCCCTCAAGATATATTAAATTCCATGAGCATGAATAGGGCGGAATGTCGGGCCGTTGGTAGTGAATATACATACGTTTTACAGCGCCCGAAAACCGGTTACAAGTTCCGCCAAAATTTCAAGGAATATTGGGAGTCTCAAGGGCGGACGTATAACGAGGGCTCTATGTCTTTGCTTGAGAAACAAACCGACGCACTAGAGAACGATTACGAAAAATTTATTTTAGATATCCAATCTAAAGCGTCAACACGCAATTTTTCAGGCAAAGAAAATTTTCCCGACGATATGCATGATTTGTACGATTTGTTGGGGACCGAGGACGGCGAGGATACGGGCAAAGTATGGCGGGAAATTAGCCATATAGTAAACCAACGTATGGCAAAAAAATATAAATATATTTACGAAAGGTTGCCAAATGAGTGAGCAAAGCACGGAAAATGAAAAGGATTTTACTAACGTATCAATGGACGACGCGCCAACGGAAAAAATTTTACACGACGCGGCCAAATTTATCATAAATGAAATAAATAAATAACATGGAAATAATTAAACGAGCGTACCGGCTTGAACCCCGTGACTATAAGGGGTATGAGGGTAACGAACATGAGGGCAAAGATGCCCCACAGGACATATACACATTTGTAGTTTCCACGCCGGAAATTGATAGATACGGAACCGTAATTGTTCCAAGTGGAATTGATTATACGGCGTACCTAAATAACCCAATTGTGTTGGCACAGCATGAGGCCGACGAGTGGCCAATTGGTAAGTGTTTGGGGTTTGCAATGAATGGTGAAAATTTAGAGGCCACACTACAAATACACAGAATTACAGACGAAGCGTGTGAGGTTGCGGATTTGGTCCGTAACGGATATGTAAACGCCGTGAGCGTTGGTATAATTCCGACGGAATGGGAGGAAAAAAACGTAGACGGTGAAACGGTTACGTTTTATACCAAATCTGAGTTAGTGGAATTTTCTATTGTTAGTATTCCCGCCAATAGACAAGCACTACTTAAAAAGCGTTTGGAACGTGACCATAAAAAAACGAATAAAAAACGAAATTTAGAAACCATATTTAACAAAGCCAAAAAGGTAAATAAAATGTTGACACCGGAACAAACAACGGCGTTAAGTGAGCAATTTATGCCCGTGCTCATTGAGGCCGCCACGACGTTTTTACGTGACGAGTTGGGCATAGCAGAGGACGACGCGATTAAAGCCGCTGAGGCGGGCGCAATGGCGGCGGGTGACGCAATGTTAGCCGTATTAAATGGCGACGCCCCCGAGGTTGCCCCCGAGGTTGTGGCGCCCGTAGCGACGGAACCAATGCCAACGGAAAACGAACCCGCACCCGTAGCGGCGTCGTATCAAAACAGAGCGGGCAAAAAGATAAGCGCCACAACGTATGGCATGATTACAGAGGGGCTTCAAATGATTGCAGAGGGTAACAAAAAAATTTCCAATGCAATTGCTCAGGACCGCGGATTTGAAATTAAACCCGCAAAAAAATTAACTGATAACGAGTTGTTAAACCTTATTTAATAGAGTAAATAAAAATGGAAAATATTGTAATTACACCCGACCAATTAAAAATGGTTGTGGAAACAAAAGCAAACGAGAAAGCGCAAGACATTTTGCGTAATGCAAACCCAACACACGTAACGGGGTTTGTCAAGATTAAAGCAGACCACGACGCACGCCGCGACCAAGCACGCGTTATTGCTGATTACATTAACGCAAAGCACAAAGGCGACCACGCAGGCGCTGAGTCTATTGCGCGTGATGCAAACAACAAATACGTTACCCGTGCAAATTTCAACACAGGAACGACGGCCCAAGGTGGTGCGGTTGTACCCGCGTTTTGGGTTGAGGAAATTATGAATTATGCGGACCGTTTTGGTTACGCGCGCGCCCTTGCTAAGATTTACCCAATGAGAGGTAACAAAGAGTATTTGGCGTCAAGTGGTAATTTTACCGCGGCCGTTGTTGCTGAGGGCTCAGGTTTAACAGTAACCGACTCCGCTAACTTTTTTACACAAACCACATTACAAAGCCAAAAAGTTGTTGGCGGCGCTATCCTTTCAATTGAACAATTAGAGGACGCAACCCCCGCGTTTTTGGATTACGTAACAAACGGTTTGGGCCGTGCCATTGCGGGCAAAGAAGACGAGCAATTTTTTAACGGTAATGGGACCGCTCCAAATTTCACAGGCGCATTAAATATCTCAGGTTCCACGGTAACATATTTGGGCGGTGCGTCTAATAGTGGCAAAACAGCGTTTTCCGCAATTTCATGGACCGACCTTATTAACTTGCGTTTGTCTCTTAATTCCACAGTTGGCGCAAACGGCGTGTTTGTTGTTCCGCAAAGCGTATTTGGTCACATCATAAAGGAAATGGACCAACAAGACCGCCCAATATGGAACCAATTACAACCAATGGATATTCCGGCAATTGGCCTAACAGCATTGGAGGGTAACACATACGTAACGCCATTTGGCCGTCCTATGCACGTTGTCCCCGACTCATTGTTCCCAACAAGCGCCGCGAACAAAGGTTGTGCATTGTACGCAGACTTTGCTCAGTTCTCAATTCTTGGTATTCGCGAGGATATTATGGTTAACGAGTACAAAGAGTATTTCGGCGCCACAGGATTAGGCGGAACACATCAGAAAGGTATTGAAGTTGTGGAACGTATTGGCATTGCGTTCCCCGCACCAACGGCAATTGGCGTATTGAAAACAAGTGCAACCTAATTAGGAACGCGTAATGATTAACGTAATAATGTTAGTTGACGCGTACGGATTACGGGCGGGTCAGTATTCGCAGTTTAACAACGAAGAATACGCCCGCCTATATTCCCAAGGCGTTTGCAAAGAAATAGAAACAGAAACAAAAGCGGAACCAAAGCCCGCAAAAACAATAACAAAGAAAAAATAAAACCATGCCATATACAAGCGCGTACCCACGACAATTTACAGCGTTTACAAAGTTTTTAAATTTAGAGGTTAGCGGTGACCCGACCGCTGAGGAAACCGCCTTGTATTCATGGTTCGACGATTTGTTTACGACGTGTTATACAATTGCGGAACAATTTTGTGGGCAACCGTTAAGACAAGTAAACAGAACATACCAATTTTACGCCAACGCGGGCCGTCACGGGCTTGAAAGTAACCACGTATGGAAATACATACCATACTATGCAAACACTACCGTTACGGCTCTCGAGTGGCGTGAAAATGAATTTGCAACGTACGCGGCGTTCCCGTCCGTAGATTATGCGTTTCAAACTGAGGATTTCGCATGTTATCTTATTTTCAGGAATAAGACAAACGGACAATTTAAAGCCACATTACAAACGGGTTATACCGACGCCACAATGCCGTACGCAATATTGCAAGGCATTACAGAAATGGCGGCGTTAACTTACAAGCAGTCACCCGACGGCGGTAATTGGTTTGGGCTCAGTAGTGTAAACAGCGGGGGCAACGGCGCCAACGTTTCCCAAGCGTTAAAGGAAAATATAGATTGGCAAAAGCATTTCCGAAAATTTGTTATTCCGGCGGTTTAATGGCTCTGTTTAATGTTGCTCAGTTACAAGCGCAATTACAACCGTTATACAATGATTTTGCGTACGAATATACCGACGAGTTACAAGCGCTCGCAGGCGCCAATATGGTTTACGCCACAAAGGCCGACAAGCGCACGCGGAACACGGGGGACAAATTGCGACGCATAACGGGCGCGTTGTTCAAATCATTGCGCCGTAATGATGCAAGTAATATATTTAGAATTGAAACGAGCCCAACGGGTTTTAATGTTATTTATGGTTCCGCATTACCATACGCCGCGATACATGAATACGGCGGACGTGCGGGCCGTAACAAAGCAGTAACAATACCAAAGCGTCCGTATTTATTACCCGCGTTGGAACAATTCGACAAGACCACAAAAGAAAAATTTACAAACGCCGTGAAATACCAAATAACATTGGAAATAATGAAATGGCTAGAGAAACAAAAGCGTTAAACGGCGTAACTGATTTGCTCAGAGAATTACAAGGCGTGCGGGTTTACGACGTTATTACAGTAGATAAATGGGACACATTGCAATTTAATTACGTTGGAATTTTACATTGCGAAGACACCCGAGAGTTGGAGCCGTTAGAAGATAACAGCGCAATGGTAAACATGGGACAATTGGAAATATATTTATTGGTAGGGGCTCAGGTTAAAAAGAGCACAACCAACAAACACAATGTACGGGACGCGCTCGCAAACATTTGCGAACAAGTGGAATACAAATTGCATAACGTTATTTTGCCGTCGTATGTTTCCGATTATGAGGCCGCCGAGTTTGCCCCATTGCATTACGTTAGTTCACAGGCGTTACAATACAATGAGGACAATACCAAGGGCATGAGTCTAATGGTATTCAGAACAAAATACATACGGAGCAATTAATGTATTTGAGCATTTGCGTACTATACACTAACGACGACGATTTAATGGCGTGGCGTATGGCATTACCGAAAACCACCGCCAAACATAAAGTACAAATTGTGGCGCTCAGGACAGAGCAAACCGCCGCGGTTACGGAACCCGTATTAAACGTGGTTGGTGATACTGAATTATTAACGGGTTTGGTATGGCGTTACAATGATTTTTCAGAACAATTTGATTTTGCATATTTGCGTAATACATTGGACGCGTACGCCCGTGGTGAGTGGATTTTACATATAGATGCGGACGAACGCCTAACGACGCCACACGGGGATTTATGGGCGTTTTTAGAGGCGTTAAACGAGACCGACGCCCCCGCCTCGTATGTTTCCGTTTATGGTATCATGGACGGGGTAAATAAGAGCGGACGCGCGGAACGTTACATAAATGCAAACATGCGTTTACACCGCAAAAGCGCGGGGCTTAAATGGGACGGCATTTGTCATGAAACATTAGACAAAAGCGCGTACGATTTGGGCGCGTTTGCTGATAGCGAAATAATGTTATTTCATTTGGGGTATAACCAAGGCCCCGAGGTGCAAAAACAAAAAGCAGAGCGCAACGCAAAGTTACTTGTAAGGGAATACACACGTAACAAATGCGCTCGCAATTGGGATTACTTGGTAAAAACGTTTGGATATTTACACAACAACAAAACATAAGAGGCAATAAAATGGCAGTTATTGGAGGCGGAAATTATTCCGTATTTTTTACAGCCGACGAAACCACGGGGACATGGTCCACTACGGTTCAAATCGCATTAAACAAAAAGATTAAAACAAGCGTTTCGCGTACGTCTTTCACATTGGACCAAAACGACGACACGCCGGAAATGACAACGTTTCTTGAATTATACGCGCCCGTAACACAGGCCGCAAGCGACGCGGGGGAATATGAGGACGGCGTTAAATTCAATTCGGCAACCGCAAACAGCCAAACACTAGGACAAATCATTTACGGTGGTAAATTGGTTTCAAGTGGTACGGGACAAACAAAACGTAAGGTTGTTTTAATGCTCTGTAAATTGGCTCAGGACGCGGGCTCATTTGATATGGAGTCAGGAAAATATACCAAGCCAAAGGTAGCGGGTGAGGTTGTTAATAACGACGTGGTGGTAACAGTACCCGCCGCATGTTTTAACACGTTATTCGTGAGCGCTCCAATTACCGTGACTATTCCACAGGACGTGGGGTACAAAGAGGTATGGATTACATGCGATAAATAAGTTAGATTAAACACGGGGCGTCATTAGGGCGCCCCAATTGTATATATATTTTTGGAGTTGTAACAATATGAAATTTTATGTAGACGGCCAAGCAGTTGAAGCGCCATTATACCAAATTTTAACGCCCGCATTGTACGAAAAAATTACACCTATGTTATTAGAGTTGGCTCAGAGCAAAGGGGCGCAAACAGCCGCGGAACAAGAGATATTAAACAAGGTTTACGCGGTTCCCCATTTGTCTGAGAAAATCAATTTACAAAATGGCGCGGATGCGTTCGCGGACATTATGAATGACTTTCGTTTCCAAGAAATTGTAAAAGATGCGTATTTAAAAGTTCGTGAAAATTTATTTGAAGTTATCAATATAGACACGACAACAATACCGTTAATTTTTGAGTTCGTTAAAACCGTTGTGGACACGAAAAAAGTAACCAACGCTCAGTTATTGGTTGGTCTGCAAAGTGAAACAAATAGCGAGTTTTGGGCGGCTCAGGATTTGGACGGTATATTGGACGACCTGAAATTTTTTCGTAATACAGTATGCAAACGAGTCCGTATTGGTTGAGTATTACCGTAGCGAGTTCGTGGTATTTAACGACCCCGACGAAACGGAATATTTACAAGACGACGGGGACAACCCGTTAGATTATTTGGACGACACGTTTACGGAAAAATGGACTGTTTACACTTGGGGCGCAATGGCAAAACCCGAGGCGTTTACGGCGTTATGGTACGACACCCCGCGTTATGAGGTTTGGCAGATTATAGCAATGAATATGACCCATAATAAACTAACAAACAAGAGCAAATAAATGGCCGACGCACAAATTAGTTTTGGCATTGACACCCGCGAATTATTTGCGGGTCTGCAAAATGCAAGCGCGCAAACACAGCAAGTTATTACTAAGTTAGAACAAGACGCAAAACGGTTAGGCGACGCGCTTGTAAATAACATGAGCAAAGGCGCGGGCGGGGTCCAAAACAGTAAACGCGAGTTGCAGGGGTTTATTGAGGAAAATAAACGCGCGTTGGCCGCTATGCAATTGAACGGCGAAGCGGGGACAAAGGCGTACAAAGCCATTGAGGATAGCGTTAAAAAAGCACAACAAGAGGTGGCGAAAATTGACGACGCCGCCAAAAAAGTAGACGCGTCATTAGCGGGGATTGGTGACGGGGGCAACGCCGCGACGGGAAAAATTGGGGGCATGTTCTCAGGGTTAACAGATAAGATACCGGGGCTAAGTGGGGGCCTTGGTAATTTGGGCGGTTCGTTTCAAAGTTTAGCGGGTGGCGTAACGGGGTTGGTGCCCGGTTTGGGCTCATTAACGGGGGTATTGGCGGGCGGTGGTATTACCGCGGGCATAGCGGCCGTTGGGGCGGGCGTGGCCTATGCCATAGACAAGGGCAAAGAGTTCGAAACGCAGTTAGCGTCATTGAGTTCAATAACGGGGGTTAGTGGCGCGGGGTTGCAAGACCTTGGGAACAAAGCGCAAATAATGGCTTCAAAGTTTGGAACGGACGCGAGCGCCAATATTGATGCGTTTAAAACTATCCTTTCAAAGCTCGGCCCCGACATTGCAAAGAGCCCCGAGGCCCTTAATAGTATGGCTGAGTCCGTAAACACATTGTCCAAAGCCACAGGGGACACGCCGGGCGCCGCAACCGAAGCGTTAACGGGTGCGTTGTTACAATTTGGCGTGGATTTACAGGACCCCAAAAACGCCGCGGACGCAATGGCGGTTGCAATGAATACATTAGCCGCGGGCGCAAAGTTTGGAGCGTCGGAGGTTCCCGAGGTTGCGGCCGCTATCAATGTGGCGGGGGTTGCGGCTTCAAAATCAAAAGTTTCATTTGAGGAAACAAACAGCGCAATACAGATATTAGCGGCGGGCGGTAAGGTTGGAGCCGAGGCGGGTACGTCATTGCGCAACGTTTTGAACAAATTAGGGGAGGGCCGATTTTTACCAAAGGACACCGCAAAGGAATTGGAAAAAGCGGGCGTTGATATTAACAAGCTCGGGGACACGTCCATAACGTTTTCGGAGCGTTTACGTGAGTTGCAGAAAATACAAAGCGACGCGGCCCTAACAACCAAATTATTTGGTACGGATAGCGCGGCGGCGTCTATATTGATAAAGGGCGCGTTAAATGATACGGGCTCAGGAATGGACGCGCTTACTAAAAACGTAACAGGAACCCAAACCGCCACAGAACAAGCCGCGATAAATATGGCAACGTTTGCGGAAACATTGGCGCGCGTAAAATCAAACATTGATAATTTTGCTATTTCATTTTACCAAGGTATACAACAAGTTTTTGGCATGATTGGTGAGGCCGTCGGGCCAAGCATGAGCCGTTTATTTGACGCGGTTGGCGGAACATGGCAACGCATTTGGTCCGTTGTTGGTCCGATATTAACCCTCATTGGTGGTGGTATAATATCCGCTATTTCGACCGCAATTAACGTTGTAGTTGAAACCGTCACCATTGCGTATAATGTGTTTGTTTCCGTTTTCGACGGGATAGTAAACGCCGTGCAACCAATTATAGATGCGTTTTCAGAGGTTGGAAAAATCATTGGTGACGCGCTCGGATTTGGAGACAAAGGCGGGGAAACATTGGATTTTATGGCTATATTCCAAAGCGTGTTAAACGGGGTTGGTGACGCCATTAGATTTGTAGCGGATTTAATAAGCGGGGCGCTTAGTGGCGCAATATCATTTGTATTAACGCCCGTACGTTTCTTAGCCGAGGTTATTGGCTCAGTAATTACAAAGGTTGCCGAGTGGATTAAACAAAGCGGAATATTAGAGACCGTAATAGGAGCCGTTACGAGCGCCGTGGATTTTTTCCAAGGCATAATTCAAAGCATAGAGGGGGCGTTTAACGCAGTCATTGCAACGGTAAACGATTTAATTGGATTTTGGAATGAAATGACAAGCATTGTCAATTTGTCCGGTAATGTTTGGCAGGGGTTCCAAAGTGCGTTAAATTCAGTATGGGAAATAATTAAAAACGTTGCAAACGCAATATTTGATTTTGGCGCCAATATCATTACGACGTATTTAATTGAACCCGTCAAGGCCGCAATAGGTTGGGTTACGGGCATTGTGAGTAAAATAGGGGAATGGGTTTTAAGTTTTGGAGCCGTCCAAGGCGTTATTTCAATTCTGAGAAACGCGGCCGCGGGGGTTAGCGGTTTCTTTGCAAATATCGGCTCATATATTGATACCGTCAAAATGGCAATTGGTGGTATTGTTTCCGCGTTAAATGAGGTTGGAAATTTAGTTAGCGAATTTTTTGGCGCAATATCAAGGGCCGATTTTTCGGGCGCATATAATGTAGTGGCCAATAGCATTAACAGAATATCAAGTGCGTACAAAGAGGGCCAAGAAACCGCGGGTAAATATTTACAAGCGCAAAAGGAACAAGAGGCCCAAGCCGCGAGCATGGCACGCGTATTAGACAAGTTGGCGGGTAGTTCAACAAACGCCGCAAATAAACAAGTCGTGTTAAATGATTTCATTGTACAACAACCCGACGGAACCAAACCACCGCCGGGCGGGGACGACGACACAGAGGAAAAGGAAAAGGGTAAAACCGCAAAAACCATAACGGAATTTCAGAAACGGAAAGCGGCTTATGACGAGTTTGCACGCGGTTTGGAAATTGCAAGGGATACGGAGTTTTCTAAATTTACTGAAGCTCAAAAAAAAGAGAGCGCTGAATACCAAAAAAGATTACAAGCGGACGCGGGTAAATTGAATGAATACTTAAATGAGCAATTTCAGAAACAGAAAACAACGCAATTTGTAGAGTTACCCGTGAGCATTAAACCACAGGGGGACAATGAGAGTGCAAGCGTTATACAAAAGTTTTATGTAGATACGTTTTTGAAAAACCGCGAGGTTGTGGACAAATTAGCGGCGGAACAATTAAAAGACCAATTGAAAGCAGAGGCCGAGGCGCGTAAACAAGCGGTGGCGGACGCAGAGAAACAATACAAGGAGTTGTCCGATATTATTGCGGCGGATATTAAACAGAATACGACCGCAATAGCAACCGCAATTCCAAACACGGGCGCATTGACACAGGCGCAATATGACGAGGCCAAAAAAAACGGGGACGATTACGTAGAAACGTTACGCGTCAAAGGACGTTTTATTAACGACCAATTAGTAAGCGCTCAAATTGCGGGCGCGGACAAAGCCGCCGAGGCGCTCCAAAAACAATTGGACGCGAATAATAGTTTATTGAATACAGCGGAACAAAGACTCGCGGCGTATGTGGACGCATCGGACGTTACGCTACAAAATTCCACGTTAGCAAACGTAGCGGCGTACGCGGCGCAACGTGCGTTAATTGGCGCGTTTTTGAATGACAAGACACAGGCGGAACGCGAACAGGCAGAGCAAGCCCGCGCGGCCCGTTTGGCTGAGTTGGAGCAAGAGGAAACAGACCTAGAAACGTCGTTAGCAAAACGAGAGATTTCATTTGATGAATACCAACAAAAGTTGGGCGCAATAGCAGACGAACGCAGGGAACAAGAGAGCCAACAAGAGCAAACGTTTAATGCGGTTTTGGCTAATTTAAAGCGCTCAGGTGAACAAGCGTTAAACGAAATAGCCAAACAACAAAGCGCCCCCATAATTGCAACGGCAAAAGACAAGCAAACAAAAATATTGGCGGCTGAAAATGAATTGGCTCAGGCGCAAAGAGCGTTAAACCGCACGTTAATTACGGACACAGAGCAGTACGCAAAAGCACAACAGGACGTAGCGGAAAAAACAAAAGCATTAGCCGACGTAGACGAGCAAACGTATGGTTTCCGTACCGCCGTATTAGAGGAATTTGCGGGGCGTGCCATAGAACAATTTGGCGCATTGGCCGCCACGGGTACGGCAACCCTCGGGGATTTCGGCAAAGCGGGGTTAAAAATTGCGGCTGATTTATTGGCCCAACAAATACCAATTTTTGTGGCGCAAATATTTGGAACAACGGTTGGACAATTAGGACCATTTGGGGTTGTGGTTGCGGGTGGTTTAACGGCAACGCTATGGGCATTGTATAACGAAGCGGTTGCGGGTTTCAAGACGGGCGGTTACACAGGCGACGCGGGGACCGACGAGGTTACGGGCGTTGTCCACGGTCAAGAATACGTATTGAACGCAGAGGCCACACGCGCAAACCGTGACGTTTTGGAGTGGGCAAATAAGACAAACAGGCCGATTGCTGAGTATTACAAATTCCATACCGTAGAAACAAGTACAACGGCCGTAACGCATGACGGACAATTGATAAACGAAGTGCAAAAGTTACGAGAGGAAACCCGTAATTTAGGCGTCCACATTAGACGCAATACCACCGTGGAATTAACGGGCCAATTGGTTGCGGACGGTAATAGCATTAACGCAATGATTGAACATAATAAACGCAAAACAATACGCAGAGGGTAATATATGGGTTGGCGATTTTGGGTTAAATTTGAGGGTTGCGACGTGGACACATTCAGTACGGGCCACGCGAGTTACGTCGCAATTGAATTACCAATAACGGGTATATTCCCCGGCTCAGGTTATGAGTCAAAAACAGTAAAAACAATTGGCGGGCGTGAAATAGGACAACGCAGATTACGCCATAGTTTAGAGGTAAATTTATTTCCCGTTTCCACATGGGACAACGGTAACACAATAAGCACAGACCATGCCATGTATTTATTAGACGTAGTGTTACAAAAGAAATACGCCCGCATGGTTGCCCCCACGGCGCCAAAGAAATTACCCGACCGTTGGCGTGATGCAATTTTATTTCCAAATACGGCGCCCCTTATTCCGTTTGTGTTTGCGCGTTTTGATATGACAAATGAAAAGTTATGGGCCTCAGGACAGGAAAAATTAACGTTAACGCTACATTCCCAAGACCTAAATTAACATGAATAAATATTACACGACATGGCAAAGCGATAACGGGTATAACTACCAATTAACTATAATTCCAAGCCATGACTACATAGACGCCATAGATACAATAACGTCGGGTTATACAAACACGCTTCAATTACCCGCGTCGTTTTTATTAGAAACCATGACGTTAGATACGGAATTGGGGGAAATACCCGCGGGGCTTGTTACCCAAACGTTACAAATAGAGGTTAACATAGCATCATTACAAGGCACCACCGCGTTAAATGATTTACGTACGGCGTTACTGAGAGGAACCACCGCAACGTTATACCCAATTAAAAGCGTTGGGGGTTTTGCGTATACTAATTTTTTTAATTGTTTCAATACGTTTATTCTTGAGTGTGATAACGGAACGGGGACAATGGCGCCCATATTTATCGGGGGGCAAAAGTTCGCGGCGGAAAATGAATTAACGGTAACAAGTTTAACAAACGTGGTAACGTATAAAATTGAATTATTCGACATTATGCGTTGTGTTGGTGAAATGATTACGCCCGAGTTTTGGGCTCAGGAATTGGGGGCCAAAAACGCCGTTATTGATTGGGGTAATGGATATTCACAAAATGAGCAAACAGAACATAAAAAATTGCGTTGCGGTACCACGTACGCGGAAACAGTAACAGGGTTTGAACGCACGGGCGCAATTGATTTAACCATTGAACCGTACGTATACCACGCAACCACATTTGAGCGTATGGCGTCAAAGGTTGCGGAAATGTACGCGGGGCATTTGCGCGCTCTTATTCCCAATTATAGCAACCCCGTTACCGTCCCCGTTCCATTTGCAAAGGCGTGGACATTTTACCGCAACCGTTTGGATTTTGGCGATACGCTCGTAAGCGTCTCAAAAATTGGTTATATTTGCGACATAAAAAATACAGAAACAGGAAATACGGACGGCGGGCCGCACGTGGATAAAAACGCGTTTGCGGCGTTTAATAATTTCCATGAGGTATTGAAACTAATAGCCGAGCAGTCTCTAGAAATTTACCGTTTGTCTTATTCCAAGTCCACGATAGCGGGTTGGTTTGGCGCGTCATATACGGCCGACTTTTGTTTACCACTTGAAAAAAGCGGCGGGCTCATTAATGGCATTTTATTTGATACGTCTAATATCGTGAGTGACGTTAAAATAAAGTTATTGCAAGAAACATTAGCAGAGGCGACCGCTAACGTTAAAACAATAACAGGGGACAAAGACACACAGGAATACCCCGCGGGCCGACAGGGAACAAGCGGGGACAATAGCAAAGATTTACAAGTTATATTCCATAATTTGACGTTAGCCACAGACCGCAAAAATGAGGGCGTAACAGCAACGCAATTAGATACCATAGATAACGCAACGTATTACGTGCGTAATGGCATAGCAAGCGGGCATATTGTTTACAATGACGCGGGGACCGTGCGCAAAGTAGATACGCAATGCAGAGTGTCGTATAACTACGGTTTCACCGAGCCGGCCACAACGTCGTTAACAGGGTTATTCATTGGACGCAATGCCGCCATTATCAAAGAGCAACAAGAGGTGGGGTTACCCGTTACATTAGCAAGCGCAATGGTAACGATTATGGGCGACCCAAAACAAGCGGTTGCCGAGTTTGACACCATAATAGAGGCCGTTAAATATTTAGACGTTGGCAAAGAGGCCCGTATAGATTTAAACGCGTTAAACCCATTGTTAACCGCAATATACAATGCGAACACAGCGCGCGCGGTAATTACCAAGCATAGCCATAATATCAATACAAATGAGGTAAGTTTAACGCTCAGAGTCCACGGGTTAACATGAAACAAAATGAGTTAGTACGGCCCGCGGGCATAGGGCGTAAACAAGTGGCGTTTAGTACGTCGGTGACGCCGTCGCCATTGTCCGAGGCCACAGACCAATTAAATGCAATAGAGTTAACGGCGGACCGTTTGGACATGGTTACAAGCGTGACGGGTTTTGCAGAGTCCGCCGCATATTCCGCCGCAACCGCAACCCAAAACGCAGTACAAAATTTTCCATTTGAGGTAACGGGCGTTCGTGATTTTTGGTTTGTTGGGTCCGCCAATATTCAATGGAATTTTAATACATATACTATATTGAACCCGTATGTAAGTTACGACCCGCGGTTACAGGAATTTACATTACGTAAACCGGGTTGGTATTACATAAAATGTATGTTATTCACAACCGCAACCAATGCCAACGTGGATTGGTGGGTTAGTCTCATTACGCCAACGGCGTTAACGCCCGCGCTCTCAGAGCGCCACGCGCAATACATGGATTATACCAACGCGTACAAACATTGCCATTTAAACGGTTCCGCATTGTTAAACGTTCCAACGCAAAACGAGCAATGGCCACAGGGCGAACGTAAATTTAGTTTGCGCTTAGGAACAACACACGCGGGTTCACAAACGTTAACGCCATTGAATACCCAAGCCAATTTACAAATAATTTATTTGGGCGCATTACCCATAAGTGAGCGCGCCACTATTAACGCAGTCTAAGAGGTTATCATGCAATTTTACACAGGCCGCAAAGGCGTTGACCGCGTGCGCAATACGTTTGATTTTGGCACGTTAGATACATTGGCGTACGCGTCGGGTGATATATTAACAAGCGCCGCAATTGCGGTTGCTGAGTCCGCGCGTTCCGCAGGGGAACCCGGCGAATTACAAAAGATTATTTTAAAAGAAACAAACACGGGCGGAACATTGCAACGCCCCGCATTACGTATATGGTTATTTGGTTCCGCATTGACACCCGCCGCCCGTAATAGTCCACAGGCGTTTACAAGCGCCCAAATGGATTTATACATAGGTTTTATTGATATTGCCAACGCGGATTGGATAAATAACGGTACGGGGGTTGCTATTGTTGAAAAAACGGTAAGTATTCCATACAGATTACAACCCGCCTCAAATATATTATATATGGTTCCCGAGGTGCGCGGGGCGTATACGTTTCATTCCACAGCCCGTATAACAGGCCAAACAATACAAGCAATAGACTAACATGGCTAATTTCACAATAACCGATATAAACGACGGCGCAACGTACATAGTTAACAGCCAAGACGTAAACGCTATTTATGACATTGACGATTACCGCATATTGATTAAAAACGACGGAACCCGTTACGACGTTTCCGAGACGTTTGCAAGTTTGGCGCACGACGCGGGCGGCGGTAACGTGTAAAAAAAAATAGGCCCGCAGAATATACGGGCCCGGCTCTTGGGGGAGGCGCGGTTATTGTGGACCGCACCCCAATATAATACATTTGAATATAAAAACAAATAGGCACCCCGTTAGGAGTGCCTATTTTACGCCATACCGTTAAGTATTACCACGCGCCCCAAGCGTGACGGATGCAATATACTAAATTTACTGAGCATAGCAACCAAATAAATGATACGAGTAATGATACAATACACGGACGGAACCGCCCGCCAATTTTTACCCGCCACATGGGCGCAAATAATGCAATTGTCCAACACGGAAAACGTGGCGGAAATGACAATATTTGCAATTACGCCCCGCGATTTCCAAGAATATCAAAAAAAAATTAACGCTGAAAACATAGATTTTATGCGGGTTTCACGTTAGGCGTAAAAATATTTTCAAAATATTTTATTTTTTTCTTGCATCGTGTTAAAGTTTCCACTAAGTTTGTACCAAGTTAAACGTAACACAAACACAAACGGAGCACGGCAATGTTAACAATTAGAAGACGAAACAGAGGAACAAGAGAAGTAACAGAAGTTACATTAAACGTTGCAATATTTGAGTTATCCGAATTTAGCGGCGAAAATTTCGACTTCATAAACGACAAAGCGGCCGAGTGGTATTTCAAGATTGTTAAGCCACAAACAAGCAAATTTGATTATTTCATATAATTGGAGCAAAGCAATGACAAACGAAGTAAAAAAATTACTTATTCATGTTAACCCCGTAAACGCGTACCATGAGTTTATTACAACCCCCGAGTTAAACGAAACATGGGAAATGCTCAGTACAACCGCCTCAAATGCGTTGCGCATTGTGAGAGGCGTTTACACGACAAAAGACGAAATAATAGCAAGCCAACAAGCACTATACATGATGCTGAAATTAGGATTAATCTAATAAAATTATTTGGAGCATAGCATGAAAAATTCAGTTAAATTAGTGTTGGTACAAACATACGCCACAAAGCAAGCGGCTCAGAAATTAGCCCCAAACAAACAGAGCGTAAAACAGCATGGCGACGGCCGGTATTACATAACAAGCAAAGGAGCAAAGAAATGAAACGCATAGTTATTACACGCGACGAGGTTATACAATTCGCTGAAAATTTGAGCAATATAACCAATGGTTATTATGAATTGGACGACGCTCAAAACGTGATTAAAACGAACATGGCACAATACGATAGCGATTTACATACATGGAATTATGACGCCGACGCGATTATGTTTAACATAATGGACGACGCGTTTAACTTTGACGGCAAATATTACACAGTAGAGGGGTGAATATGAATAAGCAAACCGAAAACCAAGAAAAGCCAAAGAGTATTTTGTGGCCTGTATTTATAGTAATTATGGCGCACATTATTTTACAATTTTTTGAACAAACATTGTGGGGGTTGCCATTGGAATGAATGAATATGTAACGGCAAACGAGGCGGCGCAAATGCTCAGAATAAGCAAACGCCACGTTTACCACCTAATTAAAGGGCGTGACCGCGTAACAAAGCATGGCACGCGATTTGAACCGCCCATATTTACTAACGTGATTAAAATTCACAAACAACGTTACACATGGTATTTAATACATGTGGACGAAATAAGGAAACGCAATGGAACATGCAAAGATTAAAGCCCGCCATAAGATGCCCGCGGCGCACAGGATAGAACAAGAATTACGCAACGAAATGACGGCTCAGGATTTCGAAAAAATTTCCAAAATACTTATGTACGCCCGGCAATCAGAAAACATGCAATTACAATTGGCATGGCGTTATGGCAAAGAGGGTAAAACATTTGACGAGTTTATGCAAAGTTTCACACAGACCGTTAATTATGTTAATTGGGGTGATAGAATATGAAACCCCAAACGGAAAACGAGCCACGCCAATTTTACGGCGCATTTGATGAAAACGGGATTTTGTTAGATTACAACTTTTTTGAGGAAACCGTACGGGATTGGGCGGACGGCCAATTTAAAAACGAAATGTATTTTATTGGCAAAGTTGAATTTAGCGAATTGGAGCAAATTAAAATTGGTTGGAATATTCATGACGAACCAAACGGAGGCGACCATGAGTAAGCAAACAGCGGTGCAATGGTTAATTTGTAGATTATTAGACGGCAAACCTTTTACGTACTCATTGAGTAACGAAGCCGAGCAAATGGAGAAAGAGCAAATTGAGGATGCATTTGATGTTGGTTACGAAGCCTCAGAATATGGCAATTTATTAAACAAAGGCGAGCAATATTACCAACAAACCTACGGAGGCGACCATGAGTAAGCAACAAACCGCAGTAGAGTGGTTGGAACATACTTTGAAATATGTATTCACTATTGATGAAATGCAACAAGAAAAAATTGATAGCATGTTTGCACAAGCGAAGATAAAGGAATGCGAGCAAATTGCAAAAGCATGGGAGCGTAGGGCAATGTATGCGTATATTCATGTGACCGGATATGAATATTACAGACTCTATCATGGTAAATTACCAATTGGAGGCGACCATGAGTAAAAGCAAAGCATTTGATTTGATTATACATTTTTTGGTATTTACGATATTTTTGGCCGTGGCGTCGGTTTGTGTTTTGGCGGTGGCGGCCTTGGTTAAATATGTTTTTTATTCTTAATTATTTGGAGCAATAGTAATGATAATTCGCAAAACGTTAGAAGAAATGCCCGAGCGTGGGTTAAACATTTTGATTTATGGAGACCCGGGCATAGGTAAAACCACGCTTGCAAACACGGCCCCAAACCCATTGGTTTTGGATTTTGACAACGGTTACCACCGTGCAAGCCATAGCAAGCATTACGTAACATATTCCAATTGGGGCGACGTGCTCAGAGATAAACAGGACATTTACAACGCGCTCAAAACTGAGTATAATACATTGGTTGTTGATACCGTTGGAACGGGCATAGAGTTAATGCAAGCGTGGGCCGTCAAAACGGACCCGAGGCTCGAAAATTCCACCATGCGCATGTGGGGTGAAATTAAAAAACAGTCCACGGAATTTTTTAACCCGCTCAAATTCATGGGTAAAAACATAGTGTATATTGCGCACACTAAGTTCAAAGACGAGGGCGACACACGACGCGCAATGCCATTGATACCCGGCGGAACATACGACACAATTTTACAAACGTGTGATTTGGTGGGATATTATACCACTACCAATAACAAGCATGTTTTAACATTTGATTTATCGGACACCGTGACCGCTAAAAATTGCGCGGGTATTCCCCCAATTGTAGTGGGTGACGTGTTGGAAATGCGTAATGTACTGAGTGAGGTAATAGACACGACAAAGGCGGCGTTAATTGCACGCGCCAAAAATCAGGAACAAGCGTTACAAGTTGTTGACAAGTGGACAAACGAGGCAAAAACCGCAAAAGACCCAAACAAACTATTTGAGAGTCTTGCAAACGCGGGTTTACCAAATGATACGAAAAAAAGCGTTTGGGGTGCCATTGTTGGAACGCTCAGTAAACGCGGTTTCACATGGGACGCGGACGCCAAACTATTTACCAAGGGGGAAAAATGATTACGCCCCGCATGCCCAATGAAATGCGTCACGCAGTTGACCTTGTATTAGAGCATTTGGACACAATGGTTAGTGTCAATTTGACACGTGAGGATTATGCAGAGTTATACAAAGCATATAACGACAAGCACAACGCCCAAGCCCTTGTAATAGTTTCCAACGCAATGCGCCGTTTAATGGTATCATTCATACAAAGCACAGACAACCATGAGTTATTTTTTGAGGACCCCGTATATTGGCGCCGTTATACCAAGGCGCGCCGTATGGAAATATTAAATAGTTTGCATGATTATGTGGAGCAAATGCCATGAGTAAATTAAAAGAGGTTGCAACCGCTTTAATGTGGAGCGCCATAATAGTAACGTTTGCATTGATAGTAATGGACGTTGTGGTAACAATGCTCAGAGGTTTTCATGCTTAAAATATCCGCAACCCAATTGGAGGCGTTTAGACGCTATCAGAGCGGTAAAATATCGTGGACCATGTTAGAGGACACAATACTAAAAAAGAGCCCGCCAAGCCCGTTAATGGCGCTCGGTACGCTATTTCATGAGTTGTTACAGGCCGACACAGTTACGCCCGACGATTGCGCCCCGTATTTTGATTATGAGGATATAACAGAGGCCCGCAAAAAAATCAATTACACGTGCAAAGCGTTCGAATTTAAATTGCGCGCGGTTGTCCAAACCCATTACGGTATGGAGGTTGCAATAACAGGCGTGGCGGACCAAATTATACCCGGCCAAGTTGTCGAATTTAAAACCCGTTATTCACCGTTCCAATATGAAAGTTATTCAGACTCGATGCAATGGCGACTATATTGCATGTTATTTGACGTACCATGCGTGAATTACAAGGTTTGGGAATTGAAACGGGACGACGACACCAACGCATGTAAGGTAAAATCATATAACGATTTTGTGTTATACACATACGCCAATATGGAACGTGAGTTAATGCAGAGCGTCACGGAATTTACCCAATTATTAGAGCGGTTTGGGCTGAGTTCGCACCCGTTATTGCAAATAGATATGCAAACCGCTTAACTATATTTATTGTCAACAAGTTATGAGACATTACATAAACAGCGTACGCAATACGGATTATTACAAACAAGCAAAGCGCACAGAGCGCGTAATACTATTTATTTTCAACAAGTTATGGAGACTAGTAAAATGGGATTTTTGAAATTTATTCGCGGGTTATTCACAAAACCCACACAAAAACGCGTTAAAGCCTTGAAAACAAAAGAAACTATAAAATATATTGGCATTTGGGAACGCCCGCCCGTTGGCCGTTTGTCTTATCAAGACTCGGAGCGCATTTGTTTAGAAATGAGCAAATACATGACAACAAAGGAAGTTGCAAACAAATTAAACAAAATGGGTTATTTAACGGGCAATGGTCGTAAGTGGACCGCGCCAAATGTTAATTGGCATTGTATCAAGCACCGTTACAATAAGCCAAGCAAGAAAACACATGAAACCGTAAGGTACCCAAATTTAAGCCAACGCATGAATTACGTTCAGAAACAAAACGGCGTAAATTGATTTTAAGAGGCGAAACGGGTGCGGGGTATATATTGACACGGCTCGGCACCCTTTCGTTTAACCACGGCCACGCAAACGGCCAAAAACATTATTTTAACGCATAGCAAAGGACGTAAAACAATGGACACAGAATACTATACACCGGATTTGACAGAAATTTCAATGCAATTGGC